GAGTTACCCTTCTACTCCACCACCATTAGCTACAGTTATTTTTATAGCCTTAGATTCGTCATATAAATGTGCTCCATAGTGTTCATCAGCTGTTATAACTGTAGTCTTTTTTATAATATCTCTATCATCTTCGACCTGTACATCTCTCTTCATGTATATAGCTAAAGCTCCAGCCTTAACTAAATAAGCTGTGCCTTCCTCTAGCTTATTGCTCCTTATAACCTGTGCACCTAATACACCACCATAAGTTCCAGATACAAGGATATTGTCTCCTAAATCAGATGCTCTATCCCAGTCATTAGCTAAGGCTTTCCTAAGCTTAGATGCATCTTTGGAATTTATTAAAAGAACCATTGGCTCATCATCTTCATCATTAAATATATCAATAGCATCTGATATTGTATCTAAATTCCACTCTGTACCTCCACTATACTCTAAAGTAGTAGTATCTAATGCCTCCAGAACATCATCGTCAACTTTGTTGGATATAGATAGAGCTAATTGTTTAGTAGCTTCACCTATAGGATCACCTAATCCAGATAAAATAGCTTCATCTGTAATTTCTATACCTTTACCAGCTTTTTTAATCGTAAATTCTTCTGTAGATGTTTCTAATAAATCTACATCTATAGCTTCTCCTTCTGCTACATCAGCAGCATCACCTATATATTTAAATTTAGGCACTGTGATAGTGCTACCTGGTCTTCCTACTAAAGTCTTATCCACTCTAGCAAGTGGTGCGAATCTAATTTTATTGTCTAGCTCTGCAGAAATCATATCTGCCATTACTTCTGGATCTACCATGTTTTCTAATTTTGTTTGTACCATTGTTTATCTCTCCTTTTATTCACTTAAGTTCTTATATGTTTCTGGGTCTTTGTTCTTTAACTTTAACCTATCCATATAACCCATATTGTTGAAATCTTCTTTTGTAATACCTGTGCTGCCCTTGTTTTTTCCTCCTGCTCCTAAGCTTCCACCTGTTCCTTTAGGCTCGTCAATCCCAAATAGATAGCCATTATCAGTCTTAGTTTCCTCTAGTGCCTTCTTAATATCATCTAGCCTATTGTTACTATCCCTTAGTGTCTCAATGTCTAATAAAGCCTTTACAGCCTTCACATTTTTAGCTTTAGAGTCCCTTATAGCTCCTTCAAGTTCATGTTCAAACTTTAAATTAGCCATATCTTCCCTAGCTTGTCTTTCTGTTTCTTCAAATTTAGTCTTATAATCATCTGCTGCAGCTTTAATTCCTTCAATGTCCATTTCTTTATAAGATTCTATTTCCTTATTAGCTGTTTCTAATTGTCCTTGCAAGGTTTCCACTTCTTTTTCTTTTGTTTCTAAATCACCTTTAGCATTGTTGATGTCTTTGCCATTTTCAGTCATAATCTTATCAATTACATCTTTTTCTAATCCTAATCCTTCTAAAAACTCTCTCTTCATTTCTATTCCTCCTATAATCTACGCTGTTTTACGTGAGTCGCTTTCACTTGATTTACCAATGTAACGTCTTGATATACGAATTAAATAGTTTAGAGCCTTATTTAGGGCATAATAAAAAGCAACCTTTAGGTTATTCCTATTAGTTGCTTAACTTCTTCTATTACTCTTTTTATATTCTCTATGACCCTTCATAAACCCTGTACCTATATGATATAAGCACCAAAATAATATAATAGGTATTGTAACAAATATAGTTAATATTAAACCTAATTTAATCATTGCTGCATCCTCTTTTCTAAGTTTTCCATATCCTTTTTAAGTGCTTTTTGCAGCTTCTTTATTTGGTTATACCTACTTTGTGCTTTCTTCCTATCTTTAAGTTTAACTGCATCATTATATTCTTGCTGCTTATCCCTAATTTGTTTCTGTTTCTTTAAAATTAGCACGTTGGAATAATGTACTAGATATTCTTCTTTGCAATGAGGACAACTAAAATATATCTTTGTTATGCCTTGTCCTACATCTTTTTCCTTCATCTCTATAACAAATTCCTTATTGCACTCATCACAATTAACCACATTCATATTATTCACCTAGCTTTTCTTTTATTTCCTTTTTTATTGCAGCAATTCTGTCTTTGTTTACCTTACTATCTTCTCCAAGCTGTACTTTCATTTCTAAGTTCATTAATTCTGCTCTTAATTCGTTGTATTCTTTTTGAGTAAAATCACCTTCTAATATTTCCATGTTATTCACTCCTTGATTACCTTAATACTTTATCAAATTTATCTTCAAACATTCTTTCAAATCTTTTTATAAAATCTGTCTTATCCTCATTTTCTAACATTACCATATTAGCAAATCCTTCTGCTAAAAATTCATCTGGGTTTTTAGCCCCATAGCTACCTAATTCTTTTCTAATTAGCATATAATAGTCTCTATCTCTTAACCCCATTTCCTCTTGCAGATCCTTATACATCTCCTTAGATAACTTATCATTACCTGAATTTAGCCTAGCTAATAATCTATTTGCCGTTCCTGCTCTATCATGAGTTAATTCCTGACCATGTAAGCCTCTTATCGCCTTTTCAAATGATTTATCTTTGCCAAATTGATAATAATTGTCTATTAAATGAGCATATTCATGGGCAATAGTTGCTAAGTCAGGTCTATTTGCTTTTGCTAACTTAGAACCTCTGCGCTTGTACTCTTTAATGTGTATTTTTAAAGATGTTTCTTTGTTTTTATGATGAGAATTACTATAAATTAATTCATCTGTAAACTGTAAAACCTTGTTTTTTGAACTAAATCCAAATCTCCTTTCACCAAGTAAACCAGTCTTTTTTAAAGACTTGACTGTTACCCCTTTACTATTTATAGGATACTTATTTATTACCCTTAAAAGCTCATTATCTATCTCCTCAGCATAATCTTTATCTATATTAGTGTATCTAACTGCCTTAAATGCTTCTTTAGTGCTATTATATGTTTTTCTATATTTTTGATTCTCTTTAGCTGTTTTTTCTTTCATTCCAGATAAAACTATGCCCATAGATTTACCTACATTAGTTTCACCTGTAAAAAATCCACCATAATTATTGTACCATTCATCTAGTTTGAGATTATCTGCTCCATCTAACCAATCTCTTAATTTACCTGCTATATCCTCTAAATCATCTGGAATATAAGGTATCATGCTACATAAACCGTTTGGATGATCCAGAGGCACCTCTATTTTTGAATATATTTTACCATCTCTATCCATACATATTTCACATGTTCTGCCATGGATTAAAGCACTTCTCCATTCAATCCCTTCTACAAATGGATTCATATTACTAGATTGTATAGTAGCTGTTTGGTAACTATGGTTAATTGTAGTTCTGGCCATCCTAATAGCATTATAATCTACTTGTTTACTTCTCAAATTAGGATATACTTTACCCCAATCACTCCCTCTTTTAGCTGGATCCTTTACATAAGTTTCTAAATCCTTAGCAAGCTCAATAGCTGATTTCTTTTCCAATATTGCCCTACTTACTGTATATTGTATATCATTCTCAAAGCCATTGCCATAATTCCATATTCTGTCTGATAGAGTTTTGTTATCTTTATATAGTTTTCCACCTACTATATCATTTATTATATTATCTTGAACTTGACTAAACATACTAGTAAAATGATCTCCAGTATCAATTCCAGCCTTTTCAAATATATCTTTCATTACTTGTTGCTCTGGCTTAGTACCAATTTGAGTAGCTTTCTTGGTTGAGTCTTTAATTTGTTTCTCTAATTCTCTATCTATTGTATTTCTTACCCTTTCTAATTCTTTTAAATAGTCTAATTGCCATCTTTTCTGCAATGATTTATCCCTGGATCTTGCAGCACTATTAGATAACTCTTTTATAGCATCATCATATAAATTCAATATTTGTTTCTGTTGATTTAAAGTTATTTTAGATATTTCTTTTCTTTGTTGTTCTACTATTTTCTTATACATAGATAATCACTACTCTTCTAAATGAGATTGTAAGTCTCTAGTATAAGTATCCATTTCTAGATCAATCTTTTCTTGTTTAATTCTTTCTAATTCACTGTTAATATCTTCTACTTCCAACCACTTATTAATATAATTCTCCCTACTCCTTACTTCCGTTAATACTTCTTCCATATCTATTC